CCTACGCTTGACTTTCTGGAAATCCGTGCTATAATGAGCTTGCTGTTAGGCGCTCAAGCGATAGGCTAAGGATGCATCCCAACTCTAGTCGATCAGGCGCTTCCGTCTCAAAGCAATCTCCCACGCCCTGAGGATGCGGGTCTGGATTACAGGTTTGCCGTCCTCGATGATGAGGTCGTCAACTTCGACCCGATACTCGGATCGGCCAGCGCACTTCGGGCAGGCGGCGGCCTTGATGGAACGGATCATCCACTTGCGCCTGTGGACATCTCCCGTCGCAGGGCACTCCTGCTCTTCATCGAACTCTTCGCCGCAGTCCTTGCAGAGGTTGGTTCTGACGAAAGCGACCAACTTCACCGTCCGTTCGAGCTTGAGCGATTCGTGGTCGTTTGCGATGTCCTGACAGACGGCGCAGATGGTAATGACGCTGCCGTCCTTGAGGGTGAGGCTCCAACCGGCCTGCACTGACGTTGTGGATTGGGTGCGTCCAGTCCAACCGGCAGGCATTGGCGACTTCACAGGGCGAGCAGTGCCAGTGCAGATGGCACAGAATTCGGGGAACATCCCGTGTTTGCAAGCTGTTGGACAGGTTGCCGGAGTCATTCGATTGACTCCAGCCACCTCTGTTCACGTTCAGCCTGCTGCCGTTCCCAGAGATCGATGGCACAGCCCTCACACATACGGTGATCGATCTCGTCCTCAGTTTCGAGTTCAAGACCGCATCTGCACTTCAAAACGAGGTTTTCAGCCATTGACTTCACCCTCCAAATTGGAAAAACGACTTCAATCGGTTACTCTCGTCTATTCTCTCGGGGAGAGAACAGGGGACAGGAACCAATAAAAAAGGCTAGGGTTTTAAGGCCCTAGCCTAGCCGAGCGCCGATGACTTAGCTAGGCGGTTGCCTTGTCCGGGTAGCACTCCGGACAAGAGCAGAGCAACGTAACCGCCTTGCCCGTCGTCTCAGGAGGCGTGAACTTGACCGCCTTTGAGGTAGGCAAGCATTCCCTGTGCTTGCCCTGATAGCACTCGCCGCAGATGGCGCGCTCGGTGTCCATGCTACGCCGTGCGGTCCAACTTGTCCGCCTTCGACGCGAGCATACGCTCGACGTTCCGGCGGATGGCCGATGAGCGGCCGCCCTTCGATGAACGAGCACCCCGAACGTAGGGCTCATCGAAACAGGTCGGAATCCACGACTTGCCCGCCATCTTGACGAACCCCGCGCTGCACAGGTCGATCAGGATGTCCGTGGGGCGCTTGCCGAGTTCCCCCAGGTATCCCGCGTCCCGAAGGTCACGCAGGACCATGAACCCCGGCACGACGTGGGTGTAGTGCATGTCGCCGTTGTTGTCTTCCCATCCCTCCGTGGCCTGTTCGATGGACGCTGCCACGAGAACCGCAAAGACGACCGCCTGATCGGGATCTTCTGGCATCTTGATCGAAAGGGACTCGTCGATGGACTTGGGACGGGAATCGTTCCGGTCCACCTTGGGAGACTCTGCGATTCTGCGGGAAGTCTTACCCTTACCCGCCATTGCTGCAATCTGTCCCAGTTTCATGTTGCTTCTCCTACTCTGCCCAAAGGACAATTCCCCCAGGACGCCGCCATTAGTGCAACCGCCGTGCCCGTTTCTGCAAACCATTGGAAACATGGGACTTCTGGCACTTGACCTAATTGGCATGGGGTGAATCGGGGTTCACTTTCGCCTGGGGTTTCGCCTATAAATCCTACGAAGTCGTAGGACGGGAGGGACAGGAATGTAGGGACTCACGGCGGAATGGGAGATAAGCTGTTGATAGATAGGGAGTTATCCCATTCAGACGGGAATGTAGGGGATTCGGGCAGGTTCTATGCCATGCACAGGGTAAGCTATTGAATCTAAGGGAGTTATCTGATTCCGACATTCATGTAGGGGTTTGGAGTGACCCTGTTCTCCCTCTAAATCCACTCAAATCCTATAAACGACCAATCCCATATGACTCTACCGGACAGGGGGACCCCCTCTGGGACTCTACCCCCACCCCCACCCCGAGTGGGGTCCCTGAAAGTAAAATTTTATCGAATATTGAACGGCTGAGCTAGCTTTAGCCCCAATCCCACTCCAAATCCAGCCCGGAATACCCTAAATCCGGGTCATTCCAGGTCAAAATCCTGCTCTAGAGCCCTCTTTTAGGATCAAAACCATGTATTTTGAGCTTTCGCCAGAGATTCTCTTGACAACCTCCCAAATCCGTGCTAGAATCCTTCTTGTTTGAGGATTCTTAAATGCTAATTCTGCTTCCAGTCATCGTCGTCTTCTGGTTTGTGACCCTCCCGCTGATGCGAAAGTCTATCGAAGGTCGTTGACTTCTCTTCAAATTCATGCTATAATGTAATTGGAGACGTAAATTACACAATAATTAGCTCCAAATCCCACCACTTGCCGCTCTACAGCCGAGCCTGTCTTCCCCCTCCTTCCACAGGTCATCGAGCGTAGCCAAACTGGGGCCACGGTCCAATTACCACAAGCGGCGACCGTCCACCTTTACTCCCTTGTCTCCTGATCACCTTCTAGAATTCGATAGATTCCTTTGGAACCAACGCGAACGCCTCTCGTCAAGCCCAATCCGCCGAAAGGCCACGATCCAGAACTCTGCAGATGCCGAGTCTGTAAAAAGATCCGATGGGTTGAGCGAGCTTCCGTGGCAGTCGGCCCACTTCCGGGGATTGAAGAAGCCCTCAATGGAAGCTCAGGAGGAGATGGCCTGGAATCTGGAGAAGAGACAGCGAAAGTAGAGTCCCCAGCAGACAAGCCTTTCATTGTCAGGCGCGGTGAAGTTGGGATTAAAGCTGTGGTAGCGCAGTGGGTAGCCCTAAACGCCATCGAGCCTGGAATTACGAATGAAGAGATTGCCACGCGCCTGGGCATAACTCCCAAGACCCTCACCCAATATATCTACAAGGCGGCAAAGAAGGGCCTGATCCAGTTCGAAGATCCGATGGCCCAGCTCGAATACAAGATCATCCCCTCCACGATGGACAAGCTTCAGGTCCTGATTGACTCGGGGAATGAGAAGGCCATTATCGAGACGGCAAAGGGCACGATTTTCCCAGTCTTCCGCGAATCGAAGGGTGTGAAAGAGGCGGCTCAGACGGTTCTGGCGCTAAAAGTTGAAATGCCATCCGGCGAACAAAAGACGTTCGCCGGATCTATCGTCGGCAGGCCCAAGGTTCCATCTCGGGACTAGAGCTTCCAATCAAACAGGATAAAAAAGATGCCCTGGGATGAAGTGATGCACAAGTGGAAGAGTGGAAAGCTCCATTCCGGCTCTAAGGGGGGTCCGAAGGTCAAGAGCCGGGAACAGGCTATCGCTATCATGCTTTCGGAGAAGCGGAAGGCTGAAGGTGGTAAGAAGGAATACAAGTCCTCGAAGGCCCTGGACGGCCTGAAGAAGGCCCACAAGCGATAGGTTCAAGATGTCCCTTAAATCCAAGCTCGAACTTGACAAGGAAGATGAGGCAGAGGCTGTGATGAACTATGGCAAGCGGAAGTTCCAGACCTCCGATCCAAAGCTCTCTTCCATGCTGGGTGGGATTCAAAAGCAAGAGAAGGGCCATCACCGCAAACTCACCAAGGCAATTGAAGGGCTAAAGAAGGTTAGAGGTTAGACAGAAAATGGCAAAGCTACCGCAGCGGGAGGGTAGGCCCTCTCTTAACATCTCCCCCGAAGATTCCATTCCAGATACGGCAGGGTGGGCTGAGAAGTTCACCGACCCCATGAATCCCCTGAATAAGGCGGTTCCGGAACGGAAGGAAGCTCCCGAGCCTAATGGCTGGGTTCACGAGTCTGGGATTGGCACAAAGTATTCGGTCGATCTCGATTCAGATAATGACGCTGATTAAGGATACATAGACTATGGCAAAGACATTCCCTGAGAAGGTCTCCCCGGTAGGCCCTCCGAACAACGATAAGATCCCTACTCCAAAGAAGCCCCAGCCCCAGCCTTCCTTTGGGAGGCCCTAATGGCTACTCCAAAGTCCTTCCCGGAACCTGTCCATACCAAGCACATCCCGGATGGAGAAGGTTCAGCCCCTAGCTACATCCGCAACTCTGAGAACACCGATTGTGGTCACGAATCTCATGATGACCGGATGCCCCATCCCTTCCGTGATAGTTTCGCCCCGAACTCTGAATCGGGTGAGGGCCTGAACGAATAGACCTGAGGTCTCACCATTCCTAAGTGGATATCCCTACCATCCGAGCCACTCATTGCCCAGCCCTCTCAGCAGGCCTTCCTTGAAGCTAGGAAAGCTCGCTGGTGTGAAACCTGTGATGGTGAGTATCAGGTTAGGATGGCACCAGTTCCAGATGCGACCTGCCCCGTTTGTGGCCATCCCGGTAAGCGCCTTTACGACCGCCTCACGATCATTGCGGGACGACGTTTCGGTAAGACTAGAATCGGAGCTATTGCGGCAGTAGAGGAGGCGTGTATTCCGGGCTCTATCGTTTGGTGTTGCGCTCCTACCAACCCAAAGCTCCATCGATATGTAATACCGGCCATCCAGCAGATTGTGCCGGAGAGTTGGGTTCAGAACTGGTCTACTGAGTTCAACGATCTGAGGTTGAAAAATGGATCTCTCATCCACTTCCAGACTCTTGAAGATCCCGACCAGGGCCGAGGTCAGGGACTTGACGGGCTGTGGATTGACGAAGTTTGTGAGCTTACCAAAAAGCACTGGGAAGTCATCAGACCATCTCTCGCTGGTGATACCGTGGCGTTCTTCACAACTTCCCCACGAGGATTCGACTGGGTCTACGACGAACTTTACAAACCAGCCGAGGATAGCCTCCCAGGCTACTGGGCCTGCCTCGCTAAAACTTCTGAATCCGCCAACCCACGCATCTCTGAAGAGTTCCTAGCGCGAGAACGCACGCAGATGTCCGATACGATGTATCGGCAGGAGTATGAAGCAGACTTTGTAACCTTTACCGGCTCGGTCTACGGGGACTTCCTGGGCGAACAGCACATCCTAAGGTCCCTTGACCAGATTAGAAAGGTCCTCCCGAGCTGGCCAGATGTTTCAGGCTATCCCACCCTGGTTGGTATTGATACTGGTGCTGATCACCCTTTTGGGGCCCTGAAGATCATCTCTACTCCCTCTGGACTGGTGATAGTTGGGGAATATCTGGAGCGGGACAAGTCCTTTGTAGAGCACGCCAATGCGATCAAGAGACTTGCAGGCTCTTACAATCCCAAGTATGCAATCAACAAGAATGAACGTCAGGGGATGATTGAGCTGGCTCAACACGGCATCATTTGCCAACCCGCAATCAACGATCAGGTTGCAGGAATTGAGCGCGTCAAGAGCTGGCTCTACTCAGGAGGGCTCCTCTTCGTAGAACCTGCTTGCCCCAAGACCCTACGACAACTCAAGGCCTATCGATGGGCAGAAAACACCTCTCCTAAGGATGGCAGCTCCCGGAAGGAGAGGGTCTTTAAGAAGGATGACGAACTCCCAGACTGTCTCCGCTACGCCCTAATGACGTGGCCAGCACTTCCCCAAGCTAGAGTCGTAGACACTACTCGCGACATCTCCAAACTTCCTGAGGAGGTTCAGGGCGTAATCACTAGGATGCGCCGGATCGATAATCCCCGAGAAGCTCCTAAGCCAGACGAAGTTACTGGGGACTTCTGGCTCTAGCTTAAAAGATCAAAATGACTCTCATTGAGTTCACCTTCTGGTTCCTGTTCTCCCTACACTATCTAAAGGTCCTTTTGAAGCATGAGTACAACAGCAACTAGAACCACGCTCATAACCTTTACTGGCGATGTTACAGGCACCGAAACTATCTCCGCTGCCTCGAATGCCTCCTCGCCTGGAACTCTGGAAATCAAGACCCTCTCCTCGGGAGCGAATACCATCACTCTTCCTACAGGCGGGTCCACTGTTGTTTCATGCACCATCGTCCCACCCCCAGGAAACACTGTCTCCCTCACTATTAAGGGCATCTCAGGAGACACGGGCTTCCGCCTCCACAATACCGACCCCACTACCCTCACTTTCCACTCCACCGTTTCAACATTCGTAATCACCACCGACAACACCTGTACAGGTGTCCGGTTCTACTGGACCTAGTTCGATTCGAATCGGGATATATCAAACAATGTGGGTTCCTTCCAAAGTTCTTGACTGGTTCCAAATCTCTAAAGACTCTGTAGACGAACTGCGTGCGGAGGTTGCCTCTCTCAAGGTTGAACGAGACCTCCTCAAGTCTCAGCTCACTGTAGTCAATACCAACTTCGACTGGCTCCGGATGAAGGTGAACACTCTCGAAATGGAGCGGGTAGGTCTGATGGAGAAGGCCTACAACATCAAGCTCCCAGCGCCCGAGATTCTTCGCCAGTCCCAGCCCGACCCTAGCTTCAATCCCAAGGACTTCTCCCTTGAAGATATGGGGGAGGATCTGGCTAGGAAGCTAGGATTCCCCGTTTACGACGATAAAAACTCCAACTAGGATTTGAATGGCTGACCTGACCTCAGAGTCTACAAATCTGGTCTTCTCCACTCCCACTCAGACGAACAGTCTCTCTGCGACTGCTTCCTCTCCTGGGCCCATTCTGGATAAGCCTCAGAACCCATACGATCCTAATCGGCTCCTGACGATGTTCCAATCTCTCAAGAAGGAGTCTACGGAGTATCGGTGGATTTGGGAAAGGGAGTGGCTCCGAGACCTCTTTTATGTGGCCAATCGTCAGTGGATCTTCTTCCACCCCACTAGGCGGGAATGGGTAGACAAGAGACTTCTGAAGTGGGTGCCTCGTCCAGTCACTAATAAGATGGCTGAGACCCTTCAGGCCATCAGGTCAGTCTTTTCTGCCATCAACCTGAACGTTATCGCTCGCCCGGTAGGTCACGATACCCAGTCTATTGCGGCTGCTGAAATCGCGGACCAGATGGCTCCTATGATTCATGAGGAGCACAACATGAATCAGATTATGCGGGAAGCAGACTTCTGGCTCATCACTTGCGGAAACGCCTGTCTCCAGGTCTCTTGGGACACCGATGAACGCCACAATAGAATCTTCGTCCCGCATGAACAGTGTGCTACATGTGGAAATATCGCTCCGCCTCAGGCCATCGTAGGAGCTGGACATCGGTGTCCGACCTGTGGTGGTTCCCAGCTCATGCCTGCTCAGGGTCCCGATGGTCAACCCATCGGAGACAACGTCGCATTTGGCAAGGGTAAGACTACAGCTCTCTCGCCCTTCGAATATGCGTTCCCGCCCAACTGCACCAATTGGGATGATCTCCCCTACATTATTCGTCTTCGGTGGCGAGACAAGCACTGGTTCGAGGCCAACAAGCCCGAGCTAGTTCCCAAGATAACCTGGGAGAAGAGTCCGCAGGACCGCTCCCTCCAGATCTTCAAATCCCTCGCCCTCACCAACGATGTGGGAACTGGATCTCAGTTTGCCTACCTCGGGGCTGCTGGTGCTCACACCGTTGAAGGTGTGACGGAGTATGAAGTGTGGCTCAAGCCCACTCCAGAATTCCCGAAGGGTCTTGTAATGCGAGTTTTGGGGGATAAGCAGCCTATCCTTCTAGACTATCCAGAAGAAGGTATCCCTGGTCCCTTTCCCTATACCGACATTGAAGGGAATCCTATCTTCCCATTTGTCCATGCCCAATACGAGCATATGGGAGGCCGTCTCTATGGAAGGAGTGCAATCTCTCCTCTCATTCAGAAACAGGACCAGCTCAACCAGCTCGACTCTCTAATCCAGCTAATCGTGCAGCGGATGGCCAATCCAGTTTGGATTGTTCCAGAAGGTGCTGGTATCGACCACTTCACTGGTGAACCCGGTCTAGTGATGAAGTGGAATCCGCTTGCTGCAGGTGGCCAGGGTAAGCCTGAGCGCCTTGCAGGCCAGGAAGTTCCATCTACTCTCTATCAGCTTCGGGGCCAGATCCTAAAGGATATCGAAGACCTCTCTGGAGCTTTCGATATCATCAAAGGTCAAAAGCCTACAGGAGTGGAAGCGTTCTCAGCTCTCCAGCTCCTCGTAGAACGAAGCCAGTCCCGCTTTACCGCAGTCTTCCAGAGCCGTGGAGAGATGTATAGAGGATGGTTCGGACTGGCCATCGAACTGGAGAGGAAGTTTGGTCCACAGCAGCGGACCTGGGCAGTGGTGGGTCCCAATCGGGGATACACCTTCCGGCACTTCGAGAATGCTCAACTCCAGGGACAGATCTCCTTTGTGGTCGAAGATGGCTCGACTATGCCAAAGACAGCCCTTGGCAAGCGAGCTGCTATTGAGCAGGCAAATCAGCTTCGTCTTCTGAATCCGGAAGACCCCGATCAGAAGTATGCACTCCTCTCGAACTTTGGTCTCTCAGATCTCGTGCCCTCTCTCAACTTCCACGTTCAGGCAGCTCTCCAGATGCAGGACTCCTTCGAACGGTGGGTTGAAGCTCCGCAGGGTCCATCTCCTCTCGTAATCAAGCCCTGGTTCGACCTTCAGGTTCACTGGACTGAACGAATCAAGTGGCTAAATACCGACAAGATGCGGGAAATCCTCTCTCAGCACCCTGAGTTGGAACAGCTAATTACGGCCCATCTGCAGCAGATGCAGATGATTCTCCATCCCCCGATGCCCCAAGTAGGCCCTGACGGCAAACCCATCGGTCCTGGAGGTCCAGGGGCACCTCCCTCCGGACCTCAGGCTCCAGGCGCAGGACAAGCTCTAACTGGTTCGAATAGGGAATCGGGAGCTGCTGGTCCGAACATGCCGGGAGGCAATGCTCAGTTTGGTCCCAATGTAGGACCAGCTTAAGTTCCTGATTTGGAACAGGACAATTCTGCTCTAACTCCAAATCTGTGAAAGCGTCAAACTGCGTGAAGGTTTGGCGACTCTGGCGGAACTAACCGCCCCCAGAACCTACTGGGTCAACAAGGGTAAATGAGTTCCATTCTTGGAACTCGACAAACAAAGGTAGAGTAATGTCAGACGTTAACGCTTCGTTCGCCTCGTTCGTTTCACCACTCACTCATATGGCAAGTCCTATCCAGCTCCCACTCTACAATGTGGGGGATGGGGGTGGCGATGGAACTGGTTCTCCCGCCCCGGGTGGCGATACACCCGCACCTGCGCCCGCCGCAGCGACACCAGCGGCACCTGCGCCTGCAGGCGCTCCTCAGGCATCGCCCGCTCCCGCGACAGATGGAGCACCCGGAGCCGGATGGGTTCCAAGCTATCGAATTCGAGAGACCCGAGAAGCGGCTCTCCGCGAAAGCCAGAGTCAGTGGGCTCAGCGGGAGCAGGCTTATCAGGAACAGCTCAATCGAGTTCAGAGTCAGCTTCATGCCCTAGTCGGCGTTCAGCCCTCCAACCGAAATCCCGAGACAGACGCAATTCGTCAGCAGTTCAGTCAGCTTTTTCCTGGACTGGCCAAGATGGAAGAGCGTGCTGCCGATCTAGAGAGGGTTCTAGCACGAGCCGGTGATTTGGAAACTCAGACCGAACACTATTGGCAGAGTTATGGACGGCAGAGCATGGATCGCCTGTTCAGTCATGCACAGGAGACCCT